GGAGAAGTTCATCTCGTTAAAGATGAAATTCACCGCATCCGACGCCTGCTCAGACGTCTTAACGTCTTCAGCCGTGCGCGGCATGTATTCAACAATGCGCTGGCCGGACGTGAAAATGCGCATGAGGCTCGGCATGATGCTCTGGATGGTGTCGCGCACCTCCGTAAGCACAACCTGAGATCTGCCCTGCTCCTCGTCGCCAAACGGCGCGCCACGATAATATTCCGCAGCTTGAACTCTGACAGGCGTGATCAGCGTGTCGATGTAGGTCTCAGCTGCTTGAACACCTATGGCGACGCGGTTCTGGAACTCAGTCTCGTCGAGCGGATTGAGCTTCTGGCGCATATCCGCATTGCCAGGGCCGTATGAATTATTGTCCTCGTCAGCGTCATCCTCGACGCCGCCTTCGGCCATGTCTTCCGCATAAGGGCTGCCGTATAGCTCGCCATCCTCGTCCCCCGGCACGGGAGCAGAGGTTTCGAGATATGCGGCCTGATCCGCATCCATCGGAGATGGAGACGAACGACGGCGACGACGACGTGCCATTCAGTTCTTTCCTAGCAAATAGAGACACGGCGCTGCAGAGGCTTGCCGGTGATCCATTTCATCGATCGGCCACCAACCATGGCGCCTTGACCAGCAAACGTGAGACACAGCGCGTCGGCCAAATCCGGCGAGCGCATGCCGCGTTTCTTCAATTCAGATTTACTCTCGACCTTGATCTTGCCGTTCGAGGCAAATGCATAACTCGGCGCGATAAGCTCAGCGCGAAGATCATCATCCTTCGGCAATTTGACCGCTCTGGTCTCCAGCCAATCTTTAGCTGCAATCCAGAGTTCATCTCTCAGTCGATACGCCGACTGATTGAGCGCATTGCTCTCGGAGACGTTGACATCGCGAACATTAAAACCCAGTTCGCGCAGACGATCGGCGACACCGCCGCCAAGGCCAATACTGTCCACGCAAATCTCAGCGGGCTTGTCCATATTTGCTTCATGGACAATCCGCCCCACCGTTCCCATCAGATCCTCGCCAGACCAATGGCGCATCTCGATGACGACGTTACCGCGTCGTTTGCAGATTACAGATCTATCCGATCCGTAACGCGCAATGTCGCAGCCAAAGATGAGATCCGCTTGCGGGTCGAGCGCAACGTCTCGCGACATAGCGCTGTCCACAAGATCAGCTGCAATAAGGCTATCATCGTCGCGTAGAGCAAAATCCCCTAATACCCGAACTCTGAAGGCATTAGAATTTTCGCCGTATGTTGATTTGATTTGCTCAATAAAGTCCTCAGAAACAAGCCGGTTGTCCATGCAGGACACATGCATTGTTTTCCAGTCTGGCTTTAATTGATGATGTGTTTTAAAGAACAACCCCGTGTTTCTAGTGGGGTTGGAAATTAAGATGGTCGTCGCTGTGTGACCTGACATTGATCCGGTCGCGCTTTCAAAAACCGCTTCCGGTATGGCAGACGCCTCGTCAACGATGAGCAGCACATTATCCGAATGTATGCCAGCCAAAGCTTCAGGGCGCTCAGCAGAACTAGTACGAGCAGAGATGAAGCTACTTTCCGGCATCCCTTTATGGACAATTCGGTCGGAAAATATCTCAATGCTATCCCTGAGAACATCCGGTAATTGATTTGCCCATCGCTTTAGCTCGGCGAATAGCGCATCAAATAATTGCGAAGCAGTTGGCGCCGTAACAACAGCCTTTTGCGGCGCTCTAGTAAACAGGCTCCACAAAAGCAGCCATGAGCAGCAGCAGCTCTTACCTACACCATGTCCGGCTCTAACGCTGATGCGTCTCTCGCCTCGTGCAACTAAATTCATCAATTCGCACTGCCAAGGCAGCGGGTCGGCGTTAAGCACTACCCTCACAAACGCCACGGGATTTTCCCGGTATGCCTCTACAAAGTCTGCATAGGCGGTCGCCATATCAGGTGCGGGCAATGGCTCTACTCAATTCTGGCATACTCGCCGTAAAGCTCTTTGTATGCTTTTTCATGGGCTGATTTTGCTTCTTCCAATGTGTCAAACAACCCCAGATAAACCGGCTTATTGTCTAACCACATCTGTGCTTTGAATTTATTTCTGAATTTATAAACACCCTTGACGCCAGACGCGCGTGTCGCAATCCTTAGATTGCTAAATCTGTTGTCTGTTTTATCGGCGTTTATATGGTCGATCTCTTCCGGCAGATCGCCTGTCATATACAACCAGGCAAGCCTATGCGCGCAGTAACCTTTGCGCTCAATCTTGATGTGTATATGTCCCGTAGAGCTTGGCGATCCAGCTACCTTACCTGCCCACTTTCCATTCCATTGAACGGATAATTCAGGTCGGCGTTTCCATTTGAAGACGCCTGTGTCAGGATCATATTCAAGAATTGCCCTGACTAGATCAGGCGTGATATTTCGATCCTTAGCCTTCATCCGAACACCATCGGTTAGAGGTCAGAGGCGACCAGGGTGTTACCAGCACCCGGTCGCTTCGTTTTTTATACCATATTGACCGGCTCGTCGCGATACGCCGCGATGAAGATGTCGAGCGCGGCAGCGAGATCTGTCATTTATTCAAAAGGCCACGAACAATCTGCATGTTCTCGGGGACATCGTAATCCAGCCAAGGATAACGAGCCGCTCTTTGATCAGCGTCCAAGCTCATGCGCTTTTGCGTCGTTCTTGCCTCGACCTCGCCCGCAGAGCGTCGGTAGGCTTCATTTGCGGCGTATTCCTGAGCAGCCTTGTCCGCGACAGGGCTGGGTTTCTTGGTCATCTTTAGATAGACCTGATAATCCCTATCAGGAGCTAGACCCTCATATCCCGCCGCTTTAGAAAATGTTTCATGGTTCAGAGGCGTCGTCATTGCTTTGACGCGCTCTTTGTAAATTTCCCAGGCCGGCGTTCCCTTCTTCAGGGTTAAATTATTCCCGCCCGGAGCAAACCCCTCACGATTTTGCACAGCATGCTGCATTTCATGCAATGCAGTCGAAAGCGGGTTATCAGATCTTGAGCCTATCCGAATAAATTCATCTACACCGTGAACGCCATCAATCGGAGGCGCGTAAGCGCCGCTGGCTACTCCACGCTGCCCGTAATTTACCTCTATGTCTTTCATATTCGGGTAAGCGTCAAACGCTTGATCGTGGTTTACAATCTCTGGCAGCTTGCCTTCAAAAGCAGCGCCACGTTGAATATATCCCTTTAACGAAGCCTCATTGTCTGGGATTTCAAATCGCCATTTGCCATCGACGCCCTTAAACCATCCAGTCGTGTCCCAGATGCTTTCACGGCTCGCGCCCTCGTCAGCCATTTTTTCGGCATGGGCCAGCTTTGCGTGATCAGCAACCTTGGCGCCGCGACCAAGAAACATACCCGTTTGCGGGGTCGCTCCCAGCATCGTCTCAAACGCGCCCAGGACATCCCCGCCCTGGTATTGCTTCACAGCGTCGCCAGCAGCCTTGTAAGGATCCGGGAGAAGCTGGTCGAGAAGGCCGTATGTGCGCGCAGGAAAATCATTCGCCTGGACATATTGCGGCTGTTGCGGGTCTTCCTGGTCATCCAGGAGGCCTCTGACAAAGCGCGATGCGTCCATAGAGCAGATCTCGACTATCTAACGGAACCCAAACGCTGCGAGTACAGGTTCAGGCTTCAGATTTTTTGGATGAAATGCCGGGAAAACGGGTATTTTCGTCCAAATTTTTTGTATTTTTTCTGAGAGATTTTGTGGATACGACAAGAGGGGGTGCTGTGTCAGGGGCGGGCCGATGGTGGTCAGCCCCCAGGGGGGTCTCGACGGCCCGGTCGCTCCTGGTGCGCCGATCTGGCGTAGATCTTGTGGAGTATCCCGTAACGCATTGATGTTGCTGAGTAGGTTCTCCCTTGACCAGGGAGTTCTCACATCAACGTGGCGTTACATCCTTGTATTCTGTCTCTATCTGCTTGGCCTGCCCTGCAAGCCTCATAAGAGCCTCTGCATGCGCCGTTGCTACGTTGATGGTGGTATTCACCTCAACGCGCTGCAGATCGCCCCAGACCTTCGGTGCGGTCTTGGATGCATGCCACTTGCGCGCATCTACCTGGAGCCGCGCCTTGTTGGCGTCCTCACAGGTGTCGGCGATCGTCAGGATCTCGTCGGCGTAGATCGTCGCCTGGATTTCACGAGCGCGTGCGTATCTTTGTCGGAAGAGTTCGTTCTCTTCCAGCCATCTGAAGATCGTGCTGGGACTTGGTAATCCCTCGTCTCTCAGCACCGACCAGGTGAATGGCTTGCCCTGCGTAATGTGTTCGCAGATCCGCATAGCCATCTCTTCGGTGTAGCTAGACGGTCTTCCTGTCTTCTTCTCTACTACTTGGTTCTGGGTGACAGATTGTTCGGGCGCCGCAGAATTTTTGCTGGCTCTCTGTCCAGGCTTTCCGGGGCTTTGCGCCTGCTTAGCCGCCGCCC